CAAATAATTATAGATCCACCATTAAATGTTGTTGAAGAGAATACTCCATTACAATCTGTAAAAGTATATGTTGTTGGACCAAAAACAGAAGATAATTGATACTCTCTACAAACTATAGTATTTGTAGGTGTTGGTGTAGGTGTAGGTGTAGGTGTTTCTGTAGGCGTATTAGTTGGTGTTTCTGTAGGTGTATTTGTCGGTGTTTCAGTAGGTGTTATACTTGGAGTCGGTGTATTGGTTGGGGTAACACTTGGAGTTGGTGTTGGAGATGTTGGTGGACTTGGTTCACCAGGAGCAAATATAATATTTGAATTATCCTCATTATCAGAAATGAAGATATCGTATTGACTATCCATTGTTGAAGCAGATGATGGGAATACTTGTGCATCACCATTCTCAACAACATTTGTGGCTAAAGATGGGTTAAGATTACCTGATCCTGAAGGTTGTTCATATATCGCATAGGTATATAATCCTTGATAAGGGAAATTAATTTCACCAACACCATTACCTTCAACAAAATAGAACTCGTCATACCTTACCTTATGTGTTGATATATCGGTAGGAATGAACGTAACTCTCTCCTTTGAGAAGATATGTGTAAATGAAAATAGATATTCAGGATTGGTAAGTTCAGAGTTCTGACTTACCGTAACAACCAATGTATTCGGTTGATCAGTTTTAATTATTAACATATCAATTAAATATAACATAAGGAGGATTACTCCCCCTTATGTTAGTATCTTGGTAAAAGATTATGGATTTCCTTCCACTACAATACCTGAAGCAATAGATGAAAGTGAACCAGAAAGTTCGTTCATCGGATTTGGTTCCAAATATTGGAAAGTTAAGTTATAACCATTTTGGTCTCCAAGTGCTTTACCAGTTCCAGATGTACCAGCACTGACGAAGCAACCATATGATTGACCCAAATAGAAGAACGCACCATTGTTATCTTCCACAACAATAGCCAATCTTTGAGATTGAGCAAGTGTCTTTAATATGTTCCTCTTCGATTGTTCAAGCTTAGCGAAATAAGTTACAGTCTCACCTTGATAGAACACAGTACCATTTTCCAAAGAAGCGTTAACTGTCTCTGTATGTTGACTTGAAGTTCTTATCAATTGAAACTCATAAAATGTTCCGGTACCTGAAATCGCTGTGATTGTATCACCTGTTGAAGATGTAATAGAGAGAATGTTTGTGAAGTCAGTGATCCACATATTCTTCAAACCACCCACATTGTCTCTACATCCCAACTGAATACCAGCCGTTAAATTACAAGCCATTTTATATGTTGTTTAATAAAGTTTATTTTGATTTAATGAAGGGGAGGGTTTAACCTCCCACCTCATCAAAATATTAAAGTCCGTTAGTAACGAAGTACTGAGGGAACGCAACTGCTGATCCGATTTTCCAAGCAGACATAATTCTTACTTCTTGGAAATCTTGTGACCACCACGCTCTGAATGAATCTTCATCCGACATTAGGTCAGTACCAACAAGCATATACTGCATTGGACCAATCACGATCAAATCACTGCCATTCAATCCAGGGACGCCTACAACCTTATAGTTAGTTTGAGGATGGAAAGTTTCAAACACTTGACCAAGTTTTGGTTCAGTGAAATGGAAGTTATTTACGTTTCTGATAGCCGCTAAATAACACTTGAATTGTGCTTGAGACATATAAATAACGATATCATCTCTATCGTATACGTTTCTATCAAGAGCGTTGATCAAGTTATCAACTTGAGCGAGAACATTGTACGCTTGTTCTTGAGCTGAAGAACCAGTTACAGAACAAAGTGCTGTTTGACCAGTCAACTTAACTACACCTGATACGTTATCGAAGATCTCGATGAAACCAGAGAAAGAAGATGAACCAGAAGATGCATTCCAAAGAAGATCTTCGTTGTATCTTTTGATCTGCTTTGTTTGAAGATCGATGATAGCCTGCTCAAATGGAGCGTTTTCGTTATAACTTCCGCTTGACAAAAATTGTCCAAGATATAGGGTGTTAAGTTCTTGCAAACACAATGATTGGTTAGTTTTCAGTGCTTGAACTGTTACAGGGACAACCGTAAAGGTTACATCACCTTGATCACTCCAACCACAAGTTGTACCAGTTTGAACTGCCAATGTTTCAGAAAGTAAGTTAACGTTTTGTGTACCTTTAATACCAGGAACTACATTAACATATTTCATTGTAACAGGAGTCAAAACTGCTTCACTGATAATATCAGCGTTCAATTGATCTACATATGCACTCAAACCACCTAAATCATAGTTGAATGACATTTTTGATAATTTGTTTTTCATTTCTGTTTTTTTTTATTTTAGTTTTTACCCATAGACTCTCTCATTCTCTTGAATGCTTCAAACTTTGTAGAGAAAGTTTCTGGTGTTTCGTTTATTGTTTTTTGAGTATACACTCTTGAACCCGCAGGTTCCTTAGAGAACTTTTGGAACTTATTCTCCAATTCTTTTTGTTTAGAACTTAAAGCATCGATCTTCAATTCTACTCTTGAAAGGGATTCCTTGAATAACTCAGCGATTTCCATCATAGATTTTTCCATCTCAGAAGGTTCTTCTTCAACGTTTTCTCTTTCTGTAATCTTACCATCTTTTGTGATGATTCTGATTTTATTCTCATTACCACTTTCATCTTTGAGGATAACTTGATGTTCTCCATCAGGGGCTAGTGATTTCTCACCATCCTCACCAAGAACATAAACTTCCTCTCCAACGTCAAATGTATTAGATTCCAAAGTAGCTCCTTGAGCAGATTTTGCGATAGTGAAAGATTGACCTCTCTTCTCATAATCAGCTTTAGATTGAATACCTTGAATAGATCCACCATTGATTGAGATAACCTTCCCGTCTTCTGTTTCGTAGTCACCATCGGTAACTGCAGCAAGTCCATTGTCATAAACAACTTTCTTAACGAGAGCACCAACCATAGGTTCGTCGGCTTCCATTCTCAATATTGAACCATCTTTCAATTTAACATCAGCGAACTTTTCAGAAGCAGACATATCTTGATCTTTAATTGCTTCTTTCTCTTTTTCCTCTTCCTTCTTTTCATCCATTGTTTTAGAATCTGATCCCATATCGATCTTGACTAACTTTCCGTCATCATCAACTTCGATAGCAGTACCATCATCTAACTTATGAACACCTGGAGGTGCAGGAATAAGACCTTCTTCTGTAGCGATATAAACCTTTTGTCCCAATTCTAACTCCCCTTCCATTTTAACAGCAAGACCTTGTTCAGTCTTACCTTCATAAAACTTCTGAGTTGTCAAACCGAGAATAGATTTAATTCGATCCAGTGCAGTTTTACTATTCATCTGTAATTGATTTTAGTATGTTTTTTATTGTGTTTATTGTTTCCGCATCTTTTGAAAATACAGATTTCTCAGCGAATAATCCCTCAACAGAGAACCCTGTAAGTTGCTTTGATTTGATCAGTTTCCAAACATTTGGATCCTCAACTTTCATTGAAACATACCAAGTACCAGCAGGTAAACTGAACCCATAAGCAGCAGATTTATCTTTTTCTGGATGTTCAGACACCCAACTTTCTGTTATATATACTTTGTCGGCTCCCAATTTAACACCATCGTGTTCGATGTTTGTTTCATCAGTCCTCTTTTGTCTTAAAAACTTATCAGCCATCTTTTTGATGGTCTCCTTTGAGAAATAAACATAATAGATGTTTCCAAGATTATCGTATCTATGAATCATCTTATTTGGAACCATAGCCGCTCCAACAATCACTCTCTTCTCATCATCATAGAAAAATAACTTCTCTTGTTTTGACATAGATTGTTTTTCAAGTTGTTGTAGTTTTCTTTCAGCCCACGCTAAACCAGCTTCACCACCCCAACTATCATACATTAATTTTCCACATCCATCTTCATAAGATTTTGATGATTGTAAATCACCCTTATGTCTTGATAGATATGAATACATCCTCTTCACCGTATCTATTGAGATATTCTCTCCCTTACTGAGTTGGGATGCTCTCTGTTTTCCTACGTCAGTTCCACAAGATCCCCAACCATTTTTGTCTGCATATTCTACAGCTTTTTTAGCTGCGTCCTTAACACCCTGTGGGTAATCATTTATGGACTCAGCGAAATCATCTTCAGTCATTTTAATAGGAACACAATTAGGGACTTCACGACCATCATCCCCAATTTTTGTCCCAATGGCTTCATAACCAGGCCAACAAGCGTTTTCCAATCCACCTTCAGCAAACTTACCTTCTCTAGGTTTACCAGGTTTCCACGAATCAGGACTTGGATTTTCTTTTGTTGCTGTGTTTCTTGTATCAGGTTGTAGATTTGGACCTAATCCTTCTTCTCTTTCCAATCCCTTCTTAGATGAACCACTATTAAGGATTGAACCCTGTTTCTTATAGATCAATCTAACCCATACGTGTCTGCAGTTAAACGATCCTCTCCATAACATAATGTTATAGAAACCGAACTCATCATTTGCAACTGAGTCGGTTAATTCATCAATATCTTCAATTCTATAAACACGATTTTTTGCTAACATATCAGCACAAAATCTTCTGTTCTTTTCATCCCTTGGACCAACATACTTAAACCTAACTCTAAAGTCAGGATTGTCTAAAACTGATGGTTGGTTTGGTGATGAGAACTTGTCTCTCTTTCTTTGTTCTTTTTCTTCAGAAAGTTTAACAATGTTCTGAGGAGTCATCTTTTCTACTCTAACTACTTCCCAACCCTCTTCTATCAAATCAGAATAAGGTTCACCCAAAGAATCTAACATTGGGAGGGTTTCACAAAAGTTTTCAGGAACGACTTTATAAGGTGAAAATTCTTCTACCTCTTCCTGATGGTTAAATGCTAACCAAGTCTCATCGTGAGCTGGTCTTGATACCAATGATATCGCTTCGATACCACTCTCATCATCCATATCTTCAATGAATAACTCGACTATCTTCGTACTTGCCATACTTGTAAATATACTTGTATTGTATTTATACCATTTTTAGATGGTAGATCTTGATTTGATTGCTCTATCGAATTGTTGTTGATTACTCATATCCTGTCCAACAACATATGTCTTAATAGGTCTGTCCATTCCTGTAGCAATAGCTTGTGTGATATTATCAGTAGTAAGACTACCAATATTTGGGGTTACTAAACCACCTGCTGCAAATCTAGCTTGATTACCAGCGTTATTCATAGCTGTCAACATAGGTAAGAATGCAGATGTTGATCTAGCATTCATAACAAATTCACCATTGGATAAACTAGCAGGTATACTATCACTAGTTGATGTACCAGGTCCACTTACATAACCACCAGAAGCTAATCTTCTTCTTTCTTGATTACCAGCATCAGGTGCTTCAAATTGTGTCTTTTTAATCTTAGAAATGTTCACACCTGTTGCAACTGCTAAAGCCGCAGCATTTACCCCTTTTACAATCCAATCTAATGGTGAAGGGAGAACAGATGGTTGTGTTAATATCTGAACAATACCACTAGCTGCAGACATAAGTGCAGTGGCTACTTGTAATTTCTTTCTCTTTTCAAAAGCTTCTTTACTTGTCTTAGCCTCTTCATCATAACTTGAAGCTATAGCCGCAGTTAAACCTGCAACCGCATCTATACTAGCAGATACAATTTTACCAATCGCAGCAACTTCTTCTTGTTTTAATTGTTTCCTTAATTTACCATATTTGTCAGCTGTAGCTGTAACCGCTTTTTCATATTGCTCTTGAGTAATTTTCTTAGATTCTAAATCAGTTTTGAGTTGCTGAAGTTCTTTGTTTTCTGTTTCTGCTAATATCGCTGCTCTATTTTCAAAATAAGCTCTTGTACCTTGAAGGAGGGATTGTCCCTGTAATTCAAGAATTCTCAATTTAGCATCAATAGCCTTTAGATCATCTTCTTTTTCCTTATTTTTTTGTGTCTCATTGATCTTATTGATATCATTATTGAGTGCAGTTAATAGTGTTTTCCTAATCTCAGCTTTTCTTTCTTCAGATAACTTTATAAATTCAGCATCCCTCTCAAGAGCGGCTAAATCATCTGTATATTTATCTTGTCTCGCTTGTTTTTGTCTAGCAACCTCATCAACAATAGCATTAGTTTGAAGATCTCTAATTTTTCTATTAAAATCTTCAGTTGACTTAATTCTATCATCTAAAACTTTCTTATCCGCATCAGCAGCTTCTTTAACCTTCTTAGCATTTTCTTGTCTAGCTAATTCTAATTGTTTACCTGATAAACCTTCAAGTTTAAGTCTATCAGCAAGGAGTTTTTCTAACCTTGCTTTATCAGTATTATCTTTATTGATTTCAAGTTGGATCTCAGCGTCAAGTTCTTTCTTTCTTTCTTCTAACTGCTTCTTAGCGGCTTCTTCCCTCTTTTTTTGTGCTTCTTGTCTCTTCCTCTCAGCTTCTTGTCTCTTCTTTTCAGCTTCTTCAAGATTTTTCTTCTCGATCTCAGTCATCTCATTTGAACCTTTCTCGAAGTTCTTAACCGCTTGATCATATCTATCACTAAAACCAGTTACAGAATTCTTTGCATCTTCCCAAGCACCTTTGAAATCTCCACTAAATAATTTAACAACCGCAGATCCAATCTTACCCAATCCTTGAAGGAATGAACTCATCGCTGAATAAACTACCTTCAGCCCATCTGTTAAAAATGGGAGAGCTCTTGTTGCTAAACTTAATACACCATCAATGACTGGTTCAAGGGCTGCGAATATACCACCTAAGATTTTTTGGAATGCAATAAGGATTGGTTCCAATTTCTTAGACATCTTCTCATTCTGACTAAATGCAGCTGTAAGTGCACCAATAGCGGCTACAATCAATCCTATACCCAATGATTTGAATGCAAGACCTAATTTGTTGGTAGATGATGTAAATGCATCTAAACCTTTACCAATCGAACCAAGGGGACCTGGTAGTCCTGAAAGTGTATCAATCCAATCTTCAGATTGTCCCTTAGCTGTTTTAGCTGCGTCACCAATATCATTAATTCTGGCTTGTATTCTTTTGAAATCATCAGAACCAGCAACAACCTCTTTTTGAAGTTGTTTTAATTCGCGTAAAGCTTTTAATGTAGGTTCTGCGTTAATCGCAGCATCAACCTTTATTTGTATATTCTTATCTGCCATAGTCTAAATCTATACCGAAGTATTTTAGGATCTTCGCATTTGTTATTAATGGCTTAAACTCCGTTTTGAGAATATCCATCATCAGATCAATATCATTCTCATCTGATGCAAGGGGTAACTCCATTTCTATATCCTCGATTAATATTCTAAACTTCATAAATTATTTTTAAGTACAGTTAGTACAATCCCCATCACTTGTACAAGTAGTTGCTGAAGTACAAGGAACAATAGTTGTTACACCACCTGTATATGATGGTGGTTGTGATTCATCACAACAATGTTCAACTGATTGACCTGCTCCAAGTGTTTCGCTTGTTGATATTCCACCACAAGTCTTCCAGAATATCGTAGATGCTACGCTATCTTCATTGAAGAACAAGTAACAATTACATTCAGGTGGGGTAGAACTTGGTGTAGGTGTCATAGTTGGTGTGTTTGTAGGTGTTGCTGTATTTGTAGCTGTAGGTGTGTTAGTTGGTGTGTTTGTAGGTGTTGCTGTATTTGTAGCTGTAGGTGTGTTAGTTGGTGTTCCTGTTGGTGTTCCTGTTGGTGTACCAGTTGTTGTCTGAGTTGGCGTATTAGTTGGTGTTGTAGTGGTTGTGGTTGTTGGCGTACTTGTAGGTGTCACTGCAGGAGTTCCTGTAGGTGAATTAGTTGGTGTATTGGTAGGAGTAGTTGTAGGTGTTGCCGTGTTAGTAGGTGTTGGTGTAGGTGAAAGACCACCCGTAGGAGTATTTGTTGGTGTTGGTGTATTTGTTGCAGTATTACTTGGTGTGTTAGTAGTTGTATTAGTTGGTGTATTGGTAGGTGTTGCAGTAGGAGAAGGATTACAACTTGTACAATTTGAAATTACAGGTGATGTAGAACCAGTACAAGTAACATTACAATCGTAAATTACAACATTTGTTGTTGCAGTCCATTCTGATTGACCATCTATAGTAACACAACCTGTAAATTCAGATCCTGATGGTAAACCAATATCTTGTTTTAACGATGGATTGTAGCAGAATCTAACACCATAAACCCAATTTTGAGTTACACCTGTATTTGTGAAAGTAACACATTTACAACCATTAATTGATGTTTGTGTTGGTGTGATTGTTGGTGTAATACTTGGAGTTGGTGTAACACAAGGTACACAATCATAAGGTACAGTTGTTGCGGTACAAGCGACATAACATTCAGTTATTGTATATCCAGTTGTAACTGAATATGGCATAGTAATATTAACACAAAAAGTTGCAGTATTTCCTAAAGGAATATTACTTGTAACTTGACTTACTGTATCACCACATCTATACCAGAAAAATGCACCAGCAGGACCAGGATTAGGATTATTTTCATTTGTAACAGATATACATCTACAAGGTGAGCTTGGAAAACATTCAGAAACGAATTTAGGGTTATCACAACAAGTGTAAGGTTTGTCTAAATTCATACAAACACAATCACTATTTGAAAGAGTAATAGCACTTACTATTCCATCACAAGTAGTTCCTGAAACATATGATGTTCCACCGAAAGTATCATCATTACAAAAATTATAACAACCCATATCTGTAAATATACATTTTAATAACTACACCCTGTACAATCATCATTGGTGTTACATCCAACAGGACTTAAACAAGGTAGAACTGTTATACCTGCGTCAGGGAATATTGTAGTTCCATCTTTTATACATCTATATCTTTGAGCACCAGCTGGTATTGTTTCAACTGTTGGTACATTACCACAACCTGTATAGAAAACATCTGCAGGTGCACCTGTTTCATTAAAGAAGAAATAACAAGAACAAGTTGCTGGTGGGGTTACTGAAGGTGTTGGTGTATTACTCGGTGTTATAGTATTTGTAGGTGTGTTGGTCGGAGTAATAGTTGGTGTAGTTGTATTTGTTGGTGTAATACTTGGAGTAGGTGTTGGTGATGGTAATGGTGTTTCTTGAACTATGATCATACTAGTCTTACCAGTACAAGCACAATCTTCATATATTGCAACCCCTTGAATTGTATAACCAGTGGTTAACCAATAATGTTCGTAATTTCTAAATGGTTGATAAACATCTTTAGTAACCAAGAAACAACCATAGTCTGTACCGCTCTCAGAATATACTTTAACGTATCTTCCAATGTAGGCATATAAGTTGAACATTAGATCAGAGTTAGTAAATAAACTCTCAAATAATGGATTACAAGAAACAAACGTATAATACATCTTTGGATGTGGGGTATACTCTTTTGTTAACTTGACTAATTCAATATCACAAATTGATGGTTCAGTTAAATTATAATTTGAGATCTTATTGATTCTAAAATAGTTATTTTGAATTAAAATCTTTTCATTGAATTTTAATTGTGATATCTCCCAAGGAGTTAGATAAATTTTAGCAGATACAATCTTATTCTCAGGACTAGTTAAGTCTTGAATATAATCTTCATAATAAATGTCATATAAGTCTTGCTGAGTTGGGAATAACGATTCATTTGACTCATATGTGTTTGATGCATCATAGTTCAAATAATGTGAAAAATCATTATATGAGAATGGAT